AGCTGCAATCGCCAATCTCGGATTAACCGATACCGCTGCCACCGCTGCCGGTGCGTTACAAAAAACTCAAAATCTAAATGATGTTGCTAATAAAGCAATAGCTTTAACAAATCTTGGGGCATTACCGTCAAACGGCACCGCCGTTGCAGCGACAAAGCTTGCGACAGCCAGAACGATAGCGGGTAAGTCGTTTGACGGCACAGCGAATATTGCGATTGGTGCGGCGGATGTTGGGGCTTTGCCATTATCGGGAGGTACGTTGTCTGGCCCGCTTGAAATTACTGGGGTACATGCTTTACTCGTTGGGCCAAACGGTTATAAATCTAATATTCTCACCGGCGCAAATGGAGCAATCACTAATTCAGGCGGGACGGGTATTGGTGTAAATGCTGACAAAGGTATTTATTTCTGGAATGACAATACGGGCTATGCAATGACGCTTAGTCCAACAAGTTTATCCGTGAATAGGCCGATTAATATTTCAAATGTGGTTGGGGCAGCATTCTCAATAAGATCAAAGAATGAAAGTGACGTGTGTTACATCATGTCTGTAAGCGATACCCCCACAAAATCAAAGTGGTACATGGGCAACACCAAAGAAAATGATACAACGCTTCATATTGTTAACAGTAAAACCAGCTCCATATTAAGCATTGGCGATACGATATCGAGTTCAGCACCATTTCTCGCGCCAACGGTGACAAGTGATGGAAATATAAAGGCTGGGGCCGCAACGTATGGCACTAATGGCGATATTAACGGCGCCGTGTGGGGAGGATCCTTACTTGACTATATAGGGCCTAGAGTACGGGCTTGGGCGGCGGTTCGGGGAGACGGCTCAATAATCAGTTCGTACGGTTTTTCATCGATAAACCGAACAAACGTAGGTGGCTATAACTTTGTTATGTCTCGCTCAAATGCTAACTATGCAGTTTCAGTGGGTATTAACGGCGGCACGCAAAACGGCGCGCTAAGCGCTCACTCCGCGAATATTTGGAATAGAACGCCGAATTCATTCAGCATACAGAATGCAAATGACAGTGGAACCCAATATAACTGGATTGATTGGCCGGAGTTTTACGTCATCGTCGTTGGCCAGTGAGGAATAAAAAAATGGAACAATTTGTTAATAATGACCTGTCAGACAACGATGCATACGAAAACATCTATGTTGTTGTGTTTAAAAACGCAAGCGGACGCGGAATGACAGTAGTTAATTTCGCAGCACAAAAATATTTAGATGCATTTACACATAACGGGCCTTGGCTGAAAATCTTGCGCGAAGACCTGCCCGCCCAGCATTTCATCGAAGCTTGGCAGTTCAATAAAAGCCATGATGCCATCGTAGTAAATCCTGCATGGTTGCAAGAAATGTATGTAGCAGAAGCAGAAAGAGAGCGAAGCCATAGAGTTTTGTCAGTTCAAGATGAGCTTACATCACTTCAAACTGACCTTATACTCGGAATTATAGATGACGAAGATACAGCGCGTTTAGTCAATATGAAGAGATACGTCATCGCTCTAAAAAAATTGGATCTATCAACCGCCCCTGATATCAATTGGCCTGTCGCGCCACAGTTATAATACAGGATTATTTACCCAAACAAACCGGGCTGAACGGCCCGGTCTATTCACTCGCCCGCCCCCACATCCCGCAATAACGCCCTCGTTAGTCCCCTCATTTCATGCTAAATTTACCCATCTCAAGCCATAGCATCGTTTCAGGTACCAGT